TCTACAATCTCTCCCCGGGCCAGGACCCACCCGGGTTAGGTAAGGGTAACCTAAGACGACTAGATAGGGAGTTGTTACGTAAATGTCGGGAGCCATTCCACGGGACGGGATCCAGGCATTTACCTGGGCCGAGTCCTGGTATTTATGGAAATCGCGCCGGTGGACGGACCGGGGGTATCTTTCGTCGAACGATCGGATCTGGGATCCTTGACGCCAGAGCACGGCGCGGCCGTGCGTGAGACCCCGTGGAGTAGAGATGCCGCCCCGTAGGAAATTGAACCCGGTCCCGGCGCCGAAGCGGACCGCGCCCGATCTTCGTCAGGCCGTGGAGCTGGCAGTGGCCGGGATGGACTGGCTGGAGCCGAGCGACCTGGCGATGGTCGACGTCGCCCGGTCGCTCGCGGACCAGATCGAGACCGCCGTCGAGCTGGCCGACGAGTTCACCCGGCTCGTCTCCGACGTCGCGGCGTCCGGCGATGACGTGCTCCTGAAGCGGGTCAGGTCGTTCGAGAAGCGGGCCGACATGCAGAAGGTGGTCGGGTGGTTCGCCCCGATGCTCCAGGGAGTCCTGCGTGATCTCGGCGGCGCACCACTGTCCCGCAAGCTGATGGCCGAGGAGCAACCTGCCGGGGACCGGTTGGCGGCCCTGCGCTCGATGGTCTCCACCACGAAGACTAACCGGATGCCGTGAGCACGGCGACCGAAGACGTCGACCGGGTCGCCCGGAACCTGATGGTCCCGACCGGCGACCTGGTCGGCTCCACCCTGCCCAGGCTCTGGGTCAGGCCGAAGGTCCCGATGGGGGACTCGGACTGCCCGTGCGGCGTCTGCGGCCTGACCCCGGACACGTCCCTCGGGTTCGCGGTCATCGCCTTCGCCGAGCTGATAGGCCTGAAGCTCATCCCGTGGCAGGCGTTCGTGCTGATCCACGGGATGGAGTTGCGCCCGGACGGCCTGCCGCGCTTCCGGCTCATCCTGCTCATCGTCAGTCGTCAGTCCGGCAAGACGACCTTGTGCGCGCTCCTGGCCGCGTTCTGGCTGTTCGTCGAGCAGGTCGAACTCGTCTGGGGTGTCTCGGCCAAGCTCTCCACGGCCAAGAGCGCGTGGGAGAAGACCGTCAAGATCGCCAGGAACAACGAGGAACTGAAGCCGTTCATCGCTTCCGTCCAGACGAAGAACGGCGACGAGACACTATCCCTGGCCAACGGTTGCCAATACAAGATTAGCGCGGCTAACGATGACGCCGGGCGTGGGTTCACGATCCACAAGTTGATCATGGATGAGCTTCGTCGGCAGCGATCGTGGAGTGCCTACTCGGCCGCCTACTCGGCGATGCGGGCCGTCAATGATGCCCAGTGCTGGGCCATCTCGAACGCCGGGGTGGCCGACTCGGTCGTCCAGAACACCTTGCGGGAGCAGGCCCTCGCCCAACTCGAACGCGACGACGTCGACGACCCGATCGGACTGTTCGAGTGGAGCGCGAAGGAGGACGCGGATGTCAACGACCGCGAGGCGTGGAAATCGTCCATGCCGTCGCTCGGGTACGTCATCACCGAGCGGACCGTGCTCTCCGACCTGGGCACCGATCCCGAGCCGGTGTTCAAGAACGAGTCGCTCTGCATCCCCGTCCAGACGATGGACGTCTGGCGCGCCAAGTTCGCCGGTCGCTGGCAGGGGGCCGTCGACACCGGCTCGGAAGCCGTCGGATCCGTCACGCTCGGCGTCGACATCGCCAGGGACAACTCCTCGGCATCCATCGGCGCCTGCGGTGAACGGGCCGACGGCCTGCTCCACCTGGAGGACATCGAGACCTTCAACGACGGGATCGAGGGTCTTCAGGAGAGGGTCATCGAGATCGCCCGGCGGCAGAAGTCCGTCGTCGTGCTGGACGCCTACGGCCCTGCCGCCGCGCTGAAGATCCCGCTGGAGGCAGCGAAGGTGAAGGTGGTCGAGGTCAACGGGAACGACGTCTGCGCAGGATGCGTCGCGTTGGCGAAAGCGATCATGACGAACCCGCAGTCCGTCCGGACCCGTGGCCGGCCCGACCTCCGGGCCGCCGTGCTGAACGTCGAGCGGCTCTGGCGCGGTGACCAGTTCCGATGGAAACGCTCCGACGAGGAGGGCGTCTCCGTCGCGCCGCTCTATGCCGTCACCCTGGCGTACCTTCACCACCGTAGGATCAGGAAGCCGAAGCGCAAGGTGCAGGTCTGGGAGTTCTGATGGGAGATCGGATGGTCGAAACCGTCATCGACGCCCTGGAGCTGATCGGGGCGGCCCTGGGCATCGCCGGGCTGGCGGTCGTCGTCGCGGCATTGATCGGTGGGACGCTAGGTGTGGGCGTCGGCCTGGTCGTCGCTTCCGTGCTCGTGTTCGTCGCTTCGGTGGTCGCGGCCCGTGCCCAGGACAAGCAGGAGCAGGCCGACGCCGAACGCTCCCGAAAGGTCGGTAACCGATGACCATCTTCCGTGCCCGCCGCGCGGCGCGGCTCGTCGAGCGGGCCGACTACCCGGGCCAGTCGAACGCTGCCACCGTGATGTACCAGACGTGGAGCGGCTCGCCCGATGCCGAACCGATCCTGCCGACCTTCCGAAGCTTCGTGGTCGACGGTTACCAGGCGAACGGGGTCATCTTCTCGACGATCCTCGCTAGGCTGATGTTGTTCAGCGAGGCGGAGCTGAAGTGGAAACGGTTCAGCGACGACTCGCTCTACGGCGACCAGCGGCTTCGACTGCTGGAGAGGCCGTGGTCCAACGGCTCCACGGGGGAACTGTTCGCCCGGATGGAGCAGGACGTCTCGCTCGCCGGGAACGCCTTCATCCGGAACATCGACGACGAGGAACTCTGTCGCCTTCGCCCGGACCTGGTCACCATCGTTTCGGGGGTCCGCGAGGACTACTGGGGCCGCGAGTACCGGAAACTCGTCGGGTACGGCTGGCGGAACGAAGCCGGGAACATGGTCTTCTTCGACAAGGACGAAGTCGCGCACTGGTCGCCGATCCCGGACCCGATGGCGAACTTCCGGGGGATGAGTTGGCTCACCCCGGTAGTCCGCGAGATCGATGCCGACACGAACCTCACGGACTACAAGACCAAGTATCTCCAGAACGCGGCGACCCCGAACCTCTTGGTCCGCCACCCCGAGGAGTTGGACAAGGACACCGTCAACGATCTGCGGGAACGGATCCAGGCCCGGCACGGCGGCATCGACAACGCCTTCAAGACGCTCGTCCTGGACGGCGGTGCCGACGCCACGATCATCGGATCGAACTTCGAGCAACTCAACCTCGCCATCGTGCAAGCGGCAGGTGAGAACCGCATCGCTACGGCGGGCGGTGTCCCGGCGATCGTCATCGGCCTGAAGGAGGGCCTCGACTCCGCGACCTACTCGAACTACGGGCTCGCCATGCGTCGGTTCTCCGACATCACGATGCGCCCGAACTGGCGGACGGCGTGCTCCGCGCTGGAAACCATCGTCCCCCCGTCCGCCGACTCGAAGCTCTGGTTCGACCCGAGCAAGATCGCCGCTCTGCGGGAGGGCGAGAAGGAGCGCGCGGACATCGCCAAGCAGAAGGCCTTGGCTATCGAGTCGCTCGTCAGGTCCGGGTACGACCCGATGTCGGCGGCATCCGCGATGGAGCACGGGGACTTCTCCCGGGTGCAGCACACCGGGCTCGTCTCGGTCCAGCTCCAGCCGCCCGGAACGACGGTCGACGGACCGCCAGCAGGTAGCAACACCACGACAGGAGCGGACGCATGAACGACTTCGTCAGGTCGTACCTGTTCGAGGACGCCAAGGTCACCCCCGGCGACGGCCGCACGGTCGAAGCGTTCACGGCGGTGTTCGGTGTCGAGACCGAGGTTCGGGATCAGCACGGGCACTACCGTGAGTTGAACGAGCGGAGCGCCTTCAACAAGACGATTGCGGACAACGGGACCCGGTTCGGCGTCTTCTACAACCACGCCCGGACCGTCCACGGCACGCCGTCGGACCTGTTCTCGCTGCCGCTGGGCGTCCCCGTGAGCCCGCCGCGCGTCGAGACGCTGTCCGTCGACGGGCGATCGGTCACCGGGCTCCTGACCGTCACCAGGTACAACAAGACCGACCTGGGCGAGCAGGTGCTCGAAGGGATCCGCTCCGGCTCGATCCCTGGCTACAGCTACTCGGGCCGCTTCGTCAGGTCCGATCCCGGCAAGGCTCCGCGCGGGGGCTGGCGCGCCAACACCGACGGCACGCTCCAACTCGTCCGTCGGTCGGAGATTGCTATGCGTGAGTACGGCCCGACCCCGCTTCCGGTCTACGAGGACGCTACCGTTGTGGGTGTCAGGTCCCTTGCCGATCGACTCGGGACCCTGAACGAGAGCGACCGGGCCGCCCTGGTCGAGCTTCTCACCCGCTCCACTCAGCATGAGCCGGACGGCGGGAACGGCACCCCCTCGGGGGCCGCCGAGGGCAACGAGCCGCGCAACGCGCACTCGGGTCTCACCGCATCCCAGCGAGCCCGTATCGGGCTCATCACGAGAGGAGTCCGGAAGTGAAGCGTCTGAAGGAGATCCTGGCGCGGCAGGCCGCGGTCCAGGCGGCCCTCACCGAGATCAGCGAGCGCGCCGAGCCCCTCGACGACGACGGCGAGCGCGCCGACGCCCTGCTCAAGGAGTGGGACGAGTTGGAGGAGGAGCGCAAGCCCCTCGCCGAGCGCGCCGCGCGTCTGGCCGCCGTCCGTGCGACTGCGATCGAGGGCATCGATGACGGTGCGCCCGGGAACGACCCGGAGGGCGGTGCCCGTGGTCGCAACCTCGAAGACGGTGACGGTGCGCGTGGTACCGGCACCAAGTCCCGCAGGGCCGACCCCTTCGAGGGGATCGAGTCCGGCCGGTCCGGCGTCCTGTTCGACCTGACCCCGGGCGACGCCGTCGCCCGTGCGAAGAACGCGATCGAGGAGGTTGCTCGCAGCGAGCGCCTGACCGACGACCAGGCCCAGCACGTCACCCGGCTCCTGGAGGGCAAGGCCGGTTCCATCGGCAAGCGCTCCCGTACCGCGCTCGCCCGCCACCTGCTGGCGACCGGTTCCGAAGCGTACCGGGCCGCGTTCGAGGAGTTCATCGAGAACCGCAACGTCTCGCGTGCGGCGATGAGCCTGACCGACGCGAACGGCGGCTACCTGGTGCCGTTCACCCTGGACCCGACGATCATCCTGACGAACGCCGGTTCCGCGAACCCGTTCCGTCGGCTGGCGAACATCAAGACGACCGCCACCGACGACTGGAACGGCATCACGTCGGCCGGTGTGAACGCCGAGTGGCTCGACGAAGCGACCGAGGCCGCCGACGCGAGTCCGACCGTGGGCGCGCTGAACATCAAGCCCGAGAAGGCGGCGGCCTGGGTCCAGGGCTCGTTCGAGGTGCTGTCCGACAGCAACTTCGAGGTCGAGCTCCCGATGCTCCTGGCCGACGCGAAGGACCGGCTGGAGGAGGCCGGGTTCGCGACGGGTGACGGCTCGAACAAGCCCTACGGCGTCGTGACCGGGGCGGGCACCGTGGCGTCGGCCGCTGCTACCACCTACGCGATCGGCGACGTCTACGCGGTCCAGCAGGCCCTCAGCGCCCGGTTCCGTGGTCCGACCTCTCGCCTGGCGTGGCTGGCGAACCTGGTGGTCATCAACAAGACCCGTCAGTTTGACACCTACGGTGGTTCGGCGTTCTGGGCGAACCTGGGCATGGGCCAGCCGGAGCAACTTCTCGGCGCGTCGATCTTCGAGTCGACCACGATGGCGTCCGGCTTCGCTACGGCGAACGCGAAGACGCTGCTCCTGGGCGACTTCAGCCAGTACGTCATCGTCGACCGGATCGGGATGTCGATCGCCTACGAGCCGCTCGTGAAGGGTGCGAACCAGCGTCCGACCGGCGAGGCGGGCTGGTTCGCCTACTGGCGCGTCGGGGCCAAGGTGGCGACCAGCAACGCCTTCAAGGTGCTCCAGATCGCCGCTTCCTGAGCGGTTCGAGCACACCTACTACCCGGGGCGGCCGAGAGGGGTCTCCCCGCCCCGGGTAGTAGTTCCGGACACCACGAGAGGAGTAGGTCATGGCGCAGAAGGCCCTTCAGGCGTTCTTCTACGTGCTGCCGGACGGCTCGGAGGGCTACGTGCGTGCGGCCCAGGTCGTCGAGGACGACCACGAGGCCGTCGAGGGTCGCTCGGCGCTGTTCGAATCGGTCGACGCCCCGAA